GGTAGGTGGGATATGATTAGTAGATGTACTGAGATATTCTCTGATTTCTATGATATCTAATAACTCTAGTGTTACTAATAATTTCACAAAGCTAAATGTCACGTCAAACACATAGTCAACACCATGTAATAACTGTGTGTCATTTTTGTATACATACACTGCTCTGCTACTAGGCTTTGTAAGATCAAATGGTTGTGACAAGGAAAACGTGCGTATCCCTGTGTCTTCTACCACTGTGGTCAACGCAGTAAATGCGCCTGCTCCGATCATATCTGAATCAGCAAATGCATCTTGTGCAGTTTTTACAGATGTAAGACTATTGATGATGTCATCTACAAAATCATTTACTGTATCATTGTAATCGATTTCTACAGACCGTTGTAAAAAATTATTTTTAAAAATTGTATATTCTTTTTCAGCATATTGTATGGCTTTGACTATGTTATGGGTTTTGTCACATAATGCCATTACTGCCAACGGCGTATTACCGCTGTGTTTTAAAAATCTTGACGCATGATATCTGTAATCTTGAAGATCTCTTAGATTGCTGACTCCTGGTAAAATACCAATAAACTCGTTGTCCCATTCTATCGCACTGGCAATATGATTAGTGGCCTGCCCGAGTGTAAATGATTGAATTGCAGTGTTAAGGGGATTCTTTTCAATGCCTATTGGCATTTCATAATATCCTTGATCAGGTTCTATGTCAGCAATGATCTTGATTACCACGGCATCTTTGGCAGCAAATGTTTTATCAAATACAAATACATTTCGACTTCGAGTCCAATTACCTAGATATCTGTTTCCGTTGAGATAAAAATTTATATCGGGATCGACTGTGAGATTATCCCATTTCACTGTGTTAAATGTCAATGTATCAGTAGCAGTGTCTACTATAAGATTATCAATTATTGGTTGGATATATGTATTGTTTAATTTCTGCCACCCGTTGGCAAACACATCAGATCCCAGTTTATAAAAACCAGTAGAGATTTTTTGTGTCACAGGCTTTCTATCGACACTGTATCGAAACGTTTGTGTTTCCCAATTCCAATTAAATTCAATGTCTCCAATATTGTCTATATTGAGATAACTAAGTCTAAAACCTAACTCGCTGTCGATTCTACCATTGCCGGGCTTATAGCTAAGGAGATGCGAACCTAAAAACTCTGTGTCGGAATACGTTGTGGTATCACCGAAACTTATTCCATCGCTGTCAAAAACATCAAACAATGGTGGTTGATTAACTGTGGTTTTTCGCTGACTAGCTACCCAGTTTGATCCGTTAAAGTGATACATCAATCCTTTGTTTTTGTTGCCTCTGGTGACAACTACCCCTTGTCCAAGTATTGATTCTGTATCTTCAGTTTCCTGCAAATGTATCTGTTTTGAATTAGTATGAGTGATAAATTGCACTGTGTAGATTTTGTTGTTTGCTAATCTATCAGTGTCTGCTATCACTAAAATTCTTGCACCGTTGAATAAAAATTCACCATCTACACTGTAGCCCGTCGATCCTTCGATGGTTGAAAATACATCGGCAGTATTTGTATCAATGTAATCCACAGACATTTTTGCCGTGGTTCCATGATTAATCAGTTGTAGATTAGGCAGAAATTCGATTATAGGCCGTTTGGCTCTAGAAGTTTCTGTGGCTGGAAAATCTTGCCCTCGTAGTTTGTAGGCTTTTTCCAATACTGACCGATGAAACCAACGATTATATCGGCTCCACGGATTGTTGTCTAGGCTGTTTCTAGCGATAGTGATATAATCTTTAAATGCAGCATATTCAGTGGCATCGTCAAACGGCTGAGTATCAAAGCCTTCGTTGTCGAATAATATTTCAGGAACGTTTGCGCTTAACTCCGGCACAACTAGATCGGTGAATCGTGTTAAGGTAATAGCCGTGCCTACTCCTTCTACCAACCACAGGTCTTTGGCATATTTTGAGGGAGTGACTTTGCCATCGAATTCCACAATCATTCCGTTTGAAAACTCCACAGCATTGCCGCTGGTATATGTGGTTTTTCCAAGTATCTCTAGCTCTACATTAATCGCTGTATTTTCTTCTATGTCGGAGATGACGAATCTACCAAATGCATCGGGAGTGATGTTGCTTTGATAATAAAGGACATCGGGTGCATCATACGGCACAGTAAAAGTCAATGTTCCGTTTTCAATTCCGTTGTTTGTAACACCCTTGTCATAGGCAAGTGCTGCGCCTTGGTTAGCTGATTCAACAAACTGCCAATCTTGACTATCAATGGCAATAGAACTGGCATCTAAAACAGACACATCACGAATTGCTCTCCATAATTTTGAATCATACACAGCAAAACTTCCTGCACGATACGGTTGATTGGGTCGAAACAGTAGTGAGCCGGAATCAAAATTGGTGCGTAAGTTAAAGCCTTCGTCAGGAGCATTAATTTTAAATTTATATGTTTGGCCGCGGAATAAAGTTAGAGTGGGATTATTCGTGTAGCTGTCAGGACTAAAGACAAATGAATTTCTTGTTGTTCCTAGCACAACTTTATATGTGCTGACTATGTCCGCAGATTGACCAGTAATATTAATGCTGCGTGGACCTAATGGTTCCCAATAGTATTCACGATAGTTTATGAATTTGTCCCAATCTATGGGAGGGTTCCATGTGTAGTGAGTTTGATCGGTCAGCTTGTCATCTCGTTCAATGGAATTTCCAAAAAATTTCAGTTGATTTTTGACATCTATGTAGTCATAGAAATTTTCTATTTTATCATGATTTTTAAATATGACTCCAGGTTCGAGCTGATAGCTGCTTCTCAAAGTAGCATCTGTATCAACATATACGTCATTGCCGTTATAGGTTTTGTCATATCTACGACCCACATAACCTACTACTTTATCTAACACACCGGGTTGAATCAGCGGATCAACTACTGCAGATAAAAATTTATCATTAGCAGGAGTTTGAAAAATTGTAGGTAGTAATTCGACTGATCTGCGTATAGGCAACTCGCTTTTAGGAAATGTATTATCAGCCATTAAACGTATCCTCCGCTACTAGTCTGGTATGTTGTAACTTGTTCATTTTCAGATTGCACACTTGTGTTTGTTCTTATACCTATTTCAGCAGCCGTAATCGCAGATACAATTTCTATGTCATCAACTGTGGCTGCGCTAATTAAAATTTCATCAGGATTGCTTTGTATTTCAAAAAGACTGCCAAATGCCTGACTTGTTTGTCTTGGAATGATCACAATATTTGCTAGGTCCGGAGCTACAGTATTTAAAATATACGTGGTAAGTTCGCCCATATAGAATCTGTCTCCAAAATCCCAATTGTTGATATCAAAGAAATTATTGATAGCTGAAATGATTCTTACCTTGAGATCGTTGTCGTTGATAGACAGATTTTGATTTTTTACAATCTTGAACACGGCCTGAAATGCAGGATCAGCCTTGGCCCCGAACAGCACTTTATATTTTACAGGATGATATATTATATCATCACTGATGCTTTTTATCGAAGATAACGCAGATCCAAATGTGGTTCTTAGAATCTCGCTGGTCGGTGCTACTGGTTCTATATCAGTGCCGCCTGCAAGATATATTCTGTAACTTTCATCATAACTTCTAATTAACAGATAGATATCAATAATGTTGCTAGAGGAAGGATCTATTCTTCTATCAACGCTGGCGTTATGTATATATTGAAACTTGAGATTTCTCCTACCCACAACTGCAGAATATTCACTAGCGATATCTAGGATATTAGTTGTTCGATTTACTCGTTTAATCACATTTTCACCAATGTCATAAAAATAAATCAATTGTTGATCAGGATATGATAACACATCTGTAAAATCTATATTGTCTTGTTTGTCTCTGATTAATATGAAATCTGTAGAGTTATCAATTAGTGTGCTGATTCTGTTACCGTAGATATCGTTAGTAGCTTGGAAAAATAAAAAATTTAAATCCGTATCAACACCTACTATATTTTCAAATGCTTCAGGATTATCTATAACGCCGTCATCGTCGGAGTCTCTAAAACTTAGTTTGATTTCACTAGTGCTTTCATAGCCGTCACTGAACTTTATTGTATCGCTGATTTCAAAAGGAAAATCTTGAATCAGCTGTGTGACAAAATCTTTGCCAGTATTGACTCCTAGAACCTTGATTTGATCTTTTACTACTACCCCTAATTGATCATTGTAACGTTTTTCATTTGAGTCAAAGTAAAATCTATTCTGATTGACACTACCAAAAATATAACCAAGCTTTCTAATTCTCACTGTGTAACTATCGGGTTGTTTGACAAATGCCACAATCCAAGAACTATCTATATTTGTGTTTGTGGTATCTCCGGCCTTGCCAAGAATAAAATCATCTATAAGATTCAAATTGTTACTGGTCACTAATTTCCACTGCGATTCAGAAGATTCATAACGCAAACCAAAATTTTGATTTTCAAAAACTTGATTAACTATTTCTGTTTCTAATGCCGTAGGTAAATCATTGACAAATCTTGGCAGTATTCGTGTAGCAATTGCACCTGTTGGCACTACAATATTCAATAATATAGGACCGAGACCTTTGACATAGCGGCCGTCGCCGGAAACTTTGATAATTTTCGCCCAGATATAGTCTGTTTGATCTGCGTCATTGGCATCAGCTGGAACAATTTTTCCTTTTTTAAATCTACTGCCTGCGGGGGCTGTAAATTTCACAGCTGCGTTAGTCAACACATATTTTAAGTTACTTGTTGAATATGCACCTACCAACAATTGTGAGTTATCTACCACATTTTTAAAATAGCCTGTGCTGGTTGCTGTGGAAATAGACTGCCACACTGTGTTGGTATCTGTGAAAAGTATTTTATCAAACTTGGTAAAATAAAAATTGTAAATTTCTGCGTCAGTAAAAACTGGTTCTATGCTGCGTCTAAGAAAGTTAATGATGTCTATTCTACTGGTAAATTTAAATGACAATACCGATTCGTCTTCTTGTTTATAAAGATATCCGTCATCACCAAATACGTTTATACTGCTGTATTTTCCCGTGGCATCAATGATGTCAAAATTTCTGCTGATGCCGCTGCTGGTTCTGTTGACTGATTTTATTTTTACAATGTTTTGCGATCCTAACAACGGAGCAAGATTATAATCTTCTGCAGTGATCATTCTATTCTGAGTGTAATACACTGCTGGCGCATTTGCTCGGATGGTGTCTATGTCTTCCGATGCTGCTGAGTTTGCTACAGTGCTCTGTAAAGCCAACCCTATAGTAAGTGTATGCTCAACATTATTTTTGTTTCTGTATAATACAGAAATGTTAATACCTCTTAATTCGTTGGGATATATGGTATAGGATAGACCATTGCTGGTTCTATAAAATACCCTAAATGCTCCTTGCGGTAGATTTCCGTAAACGCCGTCTGCGAATACGAGATCTATGTTGTCATTTTCTTTGGTGTTGATAGCATATATGTTGCGTATGTCTTGTGTTACACTGTTATATGCAATATTATTACCTACTAACGATGATACTTTGGTCCATTCTTCCAGTTGGGCACCTTGCGAATTAAGAGAAAATAACCACACATCGTCATTATTGATATTACCTGCGTCTACTGCAATTTTTTCGTTGGTAGTTGGTACATCTATAGAAAAATCTGCTAGTTCCAAACTACCTTGCTTGAACTGTATAAAAAATCCTGTGTTAGCACTGCCTGGTCCAGATCCATCATTTTTATATATAAATCCCAATTGGTTACCCGGAACTGGAGGCTCTTCATAGATATTTTCACTGTTCTTGAAAGATGTGCTGACTATTTCAAAATTTACACTTCTACTGGCCACAGTCTTGGTAAACGAGAACAAAGGTACATCTGTGCCCACAGTTCGGAATCTATATTGCTCTGTGGGAATTCCTTGGATGGTAGCAGAACCTTGGCTGCGACCAAATTCTGTGTTGTCGGCCATAGCACTGTTCAACACAGTGAGAAATTGTTCTAACCAGTTGGTATTGGTAGGGTCGTTCCAGGTTATCAACTGTTGGGCAAGATTCTTGCCATTACTGTCGACGATAGTATCAGTGGTAGATACTGAAACAAATTTTAAAAGTCCGCTGGCGGCTGCTGTGCGTTTGGCATTGTAACTGAGCATGCGAGCAATACGCAGCACACTTTCTTTGGTCTCCGCTAGTTCAATAAAGTTTTCACGGCTGGCAAGATCTATGCGGAATGCTAGGCTCTGGCCCAAGAACGCTACGGCATCTATCAATGCCATGTATTCTGATGATTCTATATAGTCGTTGAAATCTTCTGGGTAGTTTTCACGTAGGTATGTGATAATAACCCTGCGCAGATTTTCAAAGTCGTAGCTGCGGAAATCCGCGTTTTTAAAGGTCTGATATATCCTGGTCCAATCTTGATTCAGTATGAGATTGTTTTGTCTGCTAGTTGTAGTCATACCAATATTTACCCTTAAAAATAAACTGCTTAGTTAATCACACTGTTGTTTTTGTCAAAGTTCAAGGTCATACGTTCATTGATGTTAAACGGAATATACACCAAATCTGCTTGAATACGCATGCCTTGATCTGTGCTGTCTATGTTGATTTCAGTGACTGCAAATCTCGGATCATAGTTGATGATGGCTTCTACGTCCTTGGCTATGATTTCTTTGACATCAGGAGTAAATGGTTCAAACAGCATGTCCCAGATCACTGTGCCGAATTCCGGATTTTCCAGTTTTTCGCCTTTGCGAATATAAAAATGATTGATCAAATCCTGCTTGACAAGATTGATATCGTATAGCTTAAAGTTCTTATTAGCTTCAGTAGAGCTGAATCCTTTATAGGTGAACTGACCTTGATTCTGCGTTACCGTAGCAGAACGCTGCGCTGCTGTTTGTTGGTTGTATAGTCTTGTGGCCATGTTTTAGGTGTCCCTGTCAGTTTTATCTGGAGTTAATAATTGCGGTGCTCTATGTTCATGCAAGGCCCAAGGCTCATGCATGGGTATGCGTTTCATGAAGCTTTTTACAATGCCAGCTTGGTAACGCTTGTCCCAACCTGCTGTAGTGCTAGTGGCTAAATTGTCTCTGAGATCATAGGGTCTTACAAAGTCAGCAGCCTCGGCAGTTTCTGCGTTTGTAGGACCGTTAAAAAATATTTTAGTACCGTTGACTTTGACTTCTGCGCCACTACCTAAATTGATATCTGAAGTGGAGCTAATTTTAGTTTCTGCTCCGGATGCAATATCTAGATCGTTGTTGGTGGATATTTTAGTCTTGGCTCCGACTAATATATCTAGGTTAGCACCCACTGTGAGTTTAGAATCATTGTTGATTAAAAATTCCATGTCTGTGGCAATTTCTACGTGCCACTTACCCGATTCAGTTCTCATATTGATATTTCTACCTGCTTCTAGATTTATATCTCGAGCAGCACGTATGTTGAGATCTTGCTGTGTATGCACACTGATGCTGTCTTGTGCATAGACATCGATCTTACCGTTGCTGGTAAGTTCTATCCATGCTGTGCCACGAGCATTAGCAATATAGATTAGATCTTCTGAGTTGTGCATCAGGATCTGATGCCCAGTTCTTGTTCTTACTCTAAAATATTCACTAGCAGGGATCGTTGCAGATCCTGTATCACCTTTTTTCTGATTAGTAGGATCTAAAAGATCGATGTATTTCACTGGACCTTCTGCAGCAGATTTTTCTCTGTGAAATCTATCATTGCCGTCATCCATGACCAACTGTGTGCCACCTAATCTACTCACTGGCACAGTGGCCTGACTGTCTGATTTGCCTATTTGTTGTTTTTTAGCACTGGTTCTGCGATCAAGCGGACCTGGAGTAGATATACCAAACACCATGCTAGGAGCTTCTCGCCTCGGTGAACTTGTATTGAATCCCCTGACATCATCTTCTAACAAACCTTGTTCGAGAAATCTATCTGCTATAGGATGGACTACTCTGGGATATTTTTCTGGATCAATTTCCTGCGTGTCGCCATTGATGCGTTTGTTGATTTCAGCCACAGGCAAGGGCAAGGTAGTATTACCATATCTTTTTTTATCTTCAGCATCTAAACTGTTTACAGTGCTGCTAGCTATGGCTGGTACCATGTGATTGATGTTGATGCCAGGTACGCAGGCAAACCAATAACCTGCTGCAGGATCGCCATTGACAAACAATACCAACACATTAACACCAACATCCGGCGGTACAAACCACATGCCGTATGATTTCTGTGTGTCGCTGAACCCGTCAATG